GATGGAAAAGTTACTAATTGAGGCCTGATATTGTCAATAAAGTCTTTTACAAAATTAGAAACATTATAAGAAGTATTTATTTGTGTCGCACTTGCAATAGATTTTGACAATGAATAGAATCCAGTTTGTCCACTTGTTGGTTCTGCTGTACCCTTATTCCAAATTGATAGTTCTATCTTACTTCCTATTTGTCCTATCTCATTCACTTCTATAAAGAAAGGGCTTCTAACTTTTACTATGTTCATTTTATATCTTTTAAATTGAAATCTATTATTGTATCTATGTCTTGTCCGAATGCTTTTATCAAATCTACGTCTATGTATTTTTTGTAACCTGCCTCAAATGGTTTAGTAAAGAATAGGCTTGGCTTAATTCCTCTTGCCCATATATTTTTAGCTATTATCATTCCAATAGTTTTATAACTACCTTGTTTGAACCTGCCCTTTTCATCTCTTAATCTTATATTTTTTTTCTTTGCCCAATCTTCTAAAAACTTTGAAGGCGGTCTTTTACTTTTAAAACTGAAAGGACTGTCTGGAGCTTGTTGTCCAGTTATTTTTGCATTCTTTGATACCTTAGAAGGGTCTGCTCCTTTAACTCCTTTGTCAACAAATAGCCCGTAATTATCCATTGAGAATCCTACAATGGTATATTTATCTTCAGTTACTATTTCACCCTTAATACTGTTATATAAACCTTTTGTATTGTTATGTTTACTACGATTTAAATTGTCTTTAGACTCTTTTATAACATAGTCCCTAAACATTTGAATAGTTTTATTGACTTTTTCTAGTTGCATATTGTCATTGTGTTTGCAATAGCCATATCAAACGTGGCAGTAACACCAGCTATTTTATTTTCAAACCTATCTACAAAGAATTCAATACTAGGATTACCTATAAGTTCATAGTCATCTGCTAATAAACCACGTCTTAATACTTCCAAGAATCTATTAACTACCATTAATTGTGTAGAAAGTACATCTTGCTCATTATCGTTGCCTACAAATATATCCGTTATAAGTTCTTTTGATTCGTCAACAATATCCATACATAATATAGATATGTTATAGTTCCATATTGGTCCCTGATAACTTGCATTATTAACTATGATATGACTTAAAGGAAATATAGTTTGTTTGTTTAAATCTACTTTAAATATGTCTCCCATTGTAACTGTATTTACAAAGGTGTCTAATTGTAATTGCTCTTTTATAGCGGTTGTTATTTCGTAAAATGTACTCATCTATTATTTTTTTTTATTAAATCTGATTCTATATTGTTCTTTTGTTTTTCAAATGTTAAATAGGTTAGACACTGGGTAATCGGTAACTCGGTAACTCTATCAAATCTTGTAAGGTCTCCTTGAGCGATAGCATAGATAGAACTGTACCATCCCCATCTTTGTCCAAATTGTGCTGCTGCAGAATAGTCTGTATCTCCTTGTTCTCCTCCAAATAAGTCACTGTACTTTTCAATAATTCGTTGCCTAAATTGTAAAAAAAAACATTGGCACCTAGAACAACATTTAAAGGGGCGTGTTTCATAACATCTGAATAAGTTATTGAACCATTGTATTTCTCAATCTCATACGTGCCATTTAAGCCATTCTTTTTAATTGGTCTATATAATACTGCCATTGCTTTATGCATCTCTTTCCAGTCGCTTATATATGTGTCTAGGTCAGTGTATTCTCCAAAGGACATATCGTCTAAATTAGGTATAAACCCAAACTCAACACCACCCATTTTAAAACGATTGATAAACTTGTGATTTGTTACGTCAAACATTTTACCAATTGAATTTGTAATTTCAATTACATCCCTGTATTTAATTTCAGCTACATTTTTTAAATCAATATTACAAAATATTTGCACCATCTTTTGATGCAAGAATTCTCCATCTTCATTGTCCTTTGCTATCTCTAAAAATTTTTGATATTGCGCTAATTTAATTTCGTGCAATTCAGTAGGTATGTTTAATTCAAATTTCATATTTGCTTTTATTTTAATAATAATAAAAAGTTATAATTGTATTAAACAAAAAAAAGGTACTCATTTCTGAATACCTAATTTCCAAAAAAAACCCCCGTTTAATTTTTATAATTGTTTATAATTATCCCATCTTCATAGGTAATACAATTGGCAGCGTTACTTTGTGCAATAATTCTATTTGCGTTATACTACACATTGTGTAGTGTTTTGCTATCCCATCTTCATAGGTATTACAATTGGCAAAGTTCCTTTGTTTAATACAACTCCACAACCTATTGCACTCTTTTTGTAATTCTTACCATAAGCCATTGCATAACTTTTAATATCAACACCACATCCAACTTGCATACCAAAGATAATATAATTTGCTCCAACAGCATACTCAACATAAAATTGTGAATGTAAATGTCCTTGGACTTGTGATTGTAGTTCTGACTTCATTCTATTTTTAGCAGTTCCACCCTCACCGTGATTAAAGTTAATATCAAACAATTCTATATTCTCAACAAAATTCCAATCAGGTGTATTCAATACATCTTTGTATTCTCGTATCCATCGTTTAGATACTCCAGAACTAAATGCTTTTCTGTAAACTAACCTATCGTGGTTTCCTATTATAACAGTTGCAACGGGAAATGTGTAACTCCAGTCCGCTATTTTATCTATTGCTCTGTCTAATTCCTCTCCTGCTGAATATCCGTCTGGGTCTGATTCGTGGTATGAAGTAAAATGATTGTCTATTACATCCCCAATAAAGATTACAGTACCGCAATTATATTTTTCTTGTTGCTTTCTACAGAATGGTAAATACTTATCTAAAGTAAATGGTTCGTGTAAATCTCCAATGATTAATACATTATCAGGATTACCGTGTTTAAAGGGTTCAATTTTTCTTTTTGATATAACTACATTACTTTTATTTTTTTGTTCATTAGGGAGACCGTATGTACGTAAATTAGCTATGTGTCGTCTGAATCTTTCAAGTTCTAAATAGCTTCCTTCAGGATATAACTTTTTAGCTAACTTTGTATTGTTCTTTTCCTGTAAATTTCTAATGATTAAATCATTAAACCTATTCCATTTATTCATACTAATAAAGTTCGTTAATAATTTGTTCTTCAATTTCTGTTAACTGCCAGTCTGAAAGTATTTGATAAACATCAATACCATTAATTAGTATTTTTGTTATTTCAAATTCTGAACCTTCTGGAGGGTATTCGTAACTTCCTATTAAACCTTTGTAATAGTTGCCTTCAACTTCAAAAGGCACATCGTTGTAAATTGTTTCTAGTTTCATAATGTTTGTTATTTTGTACAAATATATACTTTTTGTTTTAAATACAATACATTTAACATTTATTTAACTATTCAAATAAGCAGAAGCTATTAAATACATCTGCTGCATCTTTTTAATTTCACCTATATTTCTAGGTAAGTTTATAACTACTTCAACATTCTTAACGTGGTGAATATAGCATTGTATTGTGGCAATCATTTGTCCGTATGTCATAATGTTTTTTGTAAATATACAATTAATAAATGAAATAATTTCCTTTGTTTGGGTTTTCTAATTGGCTTATTATTGCGTAACGCATTGCATCAATAGCGTGATTGTAAGCATCTATTGGCTTATTCATTTTAACACCTGTTTTATCTGTTAACCAAATGTAGTTTCGTAGTTCGTTTATAAGGTTCTTACTTCTTGATGTTATGTATATCTTATTTTGATTGATTAGATTGATACCATATAGTATTGAATCTTTACCTTTTGATACTGGCAGTATATTATGTCCGTATGTATTTAGTTCAGCTATTGATTTTGGTTCAGCACTATCTGCATAAACTACATCTTCAACTTCATTTGCTTTTAATAGGTTACTTATATCGTTGTTTAATAAACCTTTCTTGTATATTAGTTCGTCAAATATATAAGCGTCATTGTATTTATACATAGCAATCAAACTTGTAGGGTCGTTACTATATCCAAAGTCCATTCCATAACATAGTATTCTTGCTTCTAATGGCATATCTATTTCATTCCAATCTGTTATACATACACCTTCTAATGAACCTGTTTGTCCTAGTCCATATACTTGCCACCAGTTAGCCCAGTAAGTTGATGTTAATGCTTTAACTTTTGCTGATTCTATTTCTTTAACAATAGTATCTGATAATGCTTCGTTGTCTAAGTAAGTTAATGTAATGAAGTCTATATTTGGCTGTGTTAATATTTCTTTATCTACCCAGAATGCAGATGTAGGATTATAATCTAACCATATATCACCTGATGTTCTAATTGCCATTTGATAGTAAGAATCAAAGTCTATATTGTTACACTCGTTTACGTAAAGAATTGTTCTTCTTGCACCACGTAATTTGTCAGGTTGGTCTACTGAAAAGAATTCAATATAACTACCATTTGAAAACGTGTATTTTAAAGTACTCTTATTAAACTGCTCATCCTTGTATCTACCTAGTGACATTAGTATCTTTAAGAAGTCTTTTAAAGCACCTCTACGAAGATGTGGTATTGATTCAGATACTACACTTATTTCAAGCATAGGTTCTTTTATAGCTTTGTCAATTAATAAGGGAAGGATACCGAAAGTTTTACCTGCTGATGTCCCTCCTCTAATTACTTTAATACGTTGCTTTAAACGCAATAACTTTCTTATTGCAGTAGTTAATACAAACTCCATATTATCGTTGCTTAAATGTCGTCTAAATCAATATTAAAGATAGGCTGCTCACTTGTTACTGTGATGTCTTTTGTTTCTCTAGGTTTACCTGCATAGTAATTATAAAACAATTGAGTGAATTTAAAGTCACCTCTTTCTAATCCTTGTTCTAATGCCATAAACGCTAATGGTTCTAATGCACCTAACTTTTCTAATAGTTGTATTTCTTCTGACTTGCTTTTACGTCCTGCAGTTTTATGACCACCGTTGTACTTTCTTTTATCTTCCATAATTAAAAAATATTATTATTAAATTTATAATAACTTTTCTTTATAGTTGTTTATTGATATACCAAATTAACGTTATTAAAATAACTATAACTTGAACTATTAAAACCTTACCTGCTTTCTTTAATGTTTTGTCTATTTCTGTTTTTTCTTCTCTGTTCATAGTTTTATATTTTTATTCATAAAGTAGAATGCTTCTAGCCTTTCTGTTATTATTTTATTTTGTTCTGTTCCTTCATATTGTTGCATTAGTTTATTTAGTTTGTCTATTGTTTTGTTTTCGTATTGTGGTTTGTCTTGTAGTTCTTTTATTTGTTTTGTCAAAGATACGTTATTAAATCTTAAGTTGTACAATTCGTTTTCTTCAGGTGTATTTTGTGATTGCTCTATTTCTATAAAGTTACTTAATATTTTGTTTCTTAATCTTTTTAACTCTGGATTTGATTTCTCATATATATCATACATTCTAACAGCGTGTATAATAGTTGCGTGATTTAATTCAATTGAATTACCTATTGATTGATATGTCTTATTAGGTTTTAATTGTTTTAATATGCTACAATATAAACTTCTTATTTCTACTATTTCTCTTTTGCGTGTTCTTTGGTTTATGTTTGTATCTGTTTCTAATTTTATTATGTCTTTTAATCTTTCTGTTATTTCCATTGTATTTTTATTTTTTGTTTGTTATTTTTACTTAAATCTGTTAGTACGTTAAAACTTATTATTTGTAATGCTAAATTTATTCCTTGACATTCTTCATATAGTTCTAATTTTTCATAATGTTTTAATATGTTTCTTACTTGTGTTAACGTTGTACCTCTTTCTATTTCGTATAGAGTTAAATTATAATGGTCTATTGCTTTATCATTCATAATTAATACATAATAATTGTTTTTTTGGAAAAATACCAATATATCTATTTCCTGAAAACCAA